AAATGTGTTTTGAAATATCCACATTGGGATATTCGCCTGCTTGAGCTCCACTTTCGGCAACTGCACCGTTTTTCACTGGCTTTGCATGGGCAGACTTTAAACCACAGTGTTATTAAGTAGGCTAGAGCTTTTAATCTAACGACCGCTTAATACCGTTATGCACTGTGATTCTGTAAGATAAATTGTTAAAGAGCGTTGAGATGTTGGTTATGTGTATCTCGTTTTGATATGAATATTCTACTTAAAGTAGATTTAATTGCAACTAAAATTGTATTAAAAGCAGTAAAATAATCTACTTTTAGTATTATTTGATTGATTTATAAAGAAAAGAATTTTGTTTATTTGCTTGTTTTTTTGAGCAATAAGAGGGCGAAACAGGGGTGCACTTTGAAAAAGTGCGGTAGAAAAGTGCGGTAGAAAAGTGCGGTGTTTTAGGTCTATTTAGATCTAAATCAGATCTATATAGATTTACATGAGGGGAGTTTGGTGGTAGATGGGTAAAAGAAAACCGCCTCGAGGGCGGTCATAAGATAAGATTATCACTGTAAATAACAATTTCAGTCGCTTTCATCTTTTTATTAGCTGAGTAATTCAGCGAGTATTCACTTTGGCGGTATTGGTGGTAAATTTCTCTAATGTTTGGGTGATTATCATAAGAGACAACCCAATGCATTTTTACCTTGGTCAACTTTTCTTGAATAGCAACGTGGTCCTTATGTTGGTAATAGTTACGATAAAGCCCTTGCCCTTTTTCATAGTATGGTGGATCGAGATAAATTAGTGAGTTAGCAGGAATGTTATCATCAAGCGTAGAAAGCCATTCCTCAGTATCAAAATTGGTAACATGAATATGCTTGGCCACACTACCAATTCTTTCTATTCGCTGAATTAAATCCGCTTTATTAAAACGGCAATCTAGTTTGTAATTGCCAGTTTGATTTAGTCCACCAATAACACCAGCTTTCAGAATACCCGAACGGTTGGTACGATTAAGAAAGAATGCTGCAAAACCATACTCTAAAGGAGAGATATTTTCTTTCTCTTTGAGTATGTTTTTTTGTTTGTGCCACTCTTCAATAGTTACTTTCGTATCATTAGTTAAGCGAATGAAATCTTCCGTTTGTTCAGTGATGGATTTCCAGAAATGATAGATGGCCAAATCTAAATCATTGATATGAATATCGCTGCAGTAACCACTAAAAAGCAAATCAAGAGCGACACCAGCCCCACCTGCATAGGGTTCTATGTAGTGCCCATGAAGATTATTTTTTTCAATAATCTGTTTAATTACTGGGGCAAATTTAGCTTTGCCACCAGGATAACGTAGGGGAGTATTTTTCATTCGTTTTCCTCGGTTTGGAGGTATTATAGCGAATTTTTTAGATGCTGGCCATAATTCTTTTATTGTTTGAACCAGCAGTTAGGATCAATTTTATGTGCTAATGCAACTTTTTTAAAAGCTCCATATAATGCATGATAAAAACCATGTAACATTGTTAAGTTTTCTTTTTGGTTTAACCAATCCTTTAAAATTATACGAAATAAAAATCTGTGTTTGTTAAATAAATTTTTTGCTTTTTCTCGATCTCTTTTATTGAGTAATTTATCTATTTCAGGGAGAAGCTCCTTTCTAGCAAGAGATATGTTATATCCATTGGAAATTAAAATAGGCTGGCGCCAGAACGTTTTATTATCCAATAATTTTTTAAAATGAGTAAATGCAATGATTTCAGGATTATCTTTGCCTGGCAATGTAAGGATATTTTTCTTATAGTTATGAGAGTCATCGCCATCTAAAATGCATATTGCTTGAAGTGTTCTGCTTAAGCTCTCATTCGTAAAAATATCTTTCAGGTTATTCTTGCCGAGATTTATATCAATAAGGTCAAATATGCTTATTATTTCAGAAAAATTGTCTCTTGTTGAATAAAAATCAAAAATTAGTCTAAGAAATTCTCTTGCCTCTTTATCTTCAGTCATTAGAGGTATTTTGTTATTTTCGTATAAGCTCGCTTGGGTTTTCTTTTCTAGAAATAATTTAATTTTCCGAATATCTGGTTTTTCCATCGGATATACAGAATCTATCTCATCAATTAAATATGTAATGTTGCTATTATTCTTTATAGCTAGTTCCAACAAAGATAAACTATGTGTAGTAAAAAAAACCTGAACATCATATTCTTGTGATATTTCTTTTAAAAGGTAAAAAATTTCATATTGTAATGAAGGGTGAAGTGTTGCATCTAATTCATCAATAAGAAGAATGCTATGCATTCCTTCTGTAGTTTTATAGTAATGTTTTAATGAGTAAATAGCAGTCAGCAAGATAAGAAGATTATCTTCTCCAGCAGATACAGTATTCGAGTCTATACCTTCTCTATTTGTTTCAAAAGAATATCTAGATTTGAGATTTTTAATCTCGTTAGAAGTAATGCTTTTAATTAATATGCCGGTTAATTCGTAGTATTTATTAATAATGTCTTGCTCATATTCTTCAGGGATAATAACTGTGTTTGACAGTTCTTCAGTATCAGAAATTTCTCCAACTGGAACCAATCTAGATAGGCCTAGATAGATAATCATAAGCTCTGGCAGTGATTCTCCACCACTCTCAGGATAATATGGCTTTAATGAGTATCTTGGTGGTGGGTATTTGTGCTTTCTGAATTCTAATGTTTGATCTTCATCAAAGTATTTGACTGTTAAAAGCCCTCCAGTAAACCCAGGAGGGACTGGGGAGTTTTCTTTTTTGTCCCCTTTAGTTAGAGAATAAACTTTAGGATTTACTTTATGGTTTAGTTGGTTAATAGCATTCAATAAATCATCTTTAATAAATGGGTGATTTGAGTCCACTTTTTGAAAGGAATTACTTACAATATGAAGAATAGAGCTTTTGCAAGTTCCATTTTCTCCGGAGATAACATTAATTTTTTTTGAAAAATTTAAGGTAAAATTTTGTAGTTTTCTATAATGTTTAAATGTAATTTCTTTAATCATATGAATTCACTTATTTCTATTAAAGCTAGAATTTATTGTCTTACAAATAACTTCTATGCTCACTACAACAACACCGAGTACCAAAATACCTTGCCAATTACAGATACTTCATCTAAGTTGGCTATTTCGTCGTCGTACTCGTCAGTGTTATAGCTACGGATTTTTATTTGATTGTTTGGCATATTGTAGAGCAGTTTGATCCGTAATAGCCCGCCGTGATTTATTGCGTATATTTTCCCATCTCGGATTGTTTTATTACCAAGATCAATACCAACTGTTGTTCCATCCGGAATAACCGGCTCCATTGAATTTCCATCAGCAATCACACATACCGCATTTTCGTACTGTACGCCTTGTTTACGTAGTGTTGCTTTGGAAAAACGCAATTTGAAGTTGTTATAGTCCGCTATGTCATCAGCAAAGCCATTTCCAGCAGCAAGGCGAATGTCTTGATAAAACGGAACGGCGTATTCATCGCTATTTAGTGGAGTATTGCGATCCCATAAGTCGAATGATCCAACGTCTTTCACATTAGAAGTTACTTGGTTTTCTAAAGAATCGGCTGTTCCGTATTTCAAATGAGCAGGGGTAACTCCAAAGTACTTCGCCATAGCTTCAATTTTATTATCTCTCGGGGTTGCAGTGCCTAAAGTGTAACGTCTAGCCATTTCATAGGTTACGCCAATAGCTTTTTGTAAATCCACAATATTTTTGCCTTGTTTAGCCATTAATTCATTAAGTCGGCTTGCTAAATCTGTCATAGACACTCCCTTATTCTACCAAGGTTAGAAGATACAAAATTAAAATAGTTGATTCAATTCTATTTTTGGTAGTAGAATCACCCTACTTTAAATAGAATTAAGAGGTTAAAATGCTACCAATCGAAAAAGCTTATGAAATCGTGGGCGGTATTTCGGCTATGGCTCGACATTTCAATCTTACCCCTTGGGCTGTTTCCAAGTGGCGTGAAAAAGTGCCTGCGGAACGTTGCGCAAAGATTGAAGAACTTACAGCCGGAAAAGTTAAGAAATCCGAATTACGTCCTGATTTGTGGGATTAATTTACCAACAGGTAAACGCAATGGCACGCAATAAACTCACCCGATCCGCAAAACCACTTTCGGATCGGGTTATGAACAAATACTGGAAACAGAAACAATGTGAGATTGCGGACGAGATGGAATGTTCGCCGTCCACGTTGAGCCGTTTTGTCAGCAATGAAGACGCTAATCAGGCGTTTAATTTTATTGCGGCAAATGGGTTTGATGTTTTCGATGTGAATTCTCACGTAGCAATTGAGAAATCAGAGTTGGAACTGCTTTTATTGGCGGTAAAAGGCTTTGACGACCGGTTGCGCGAGAAATATTTGGGTAAATAAAAACCACGGCGGCAACCGTGGTTCTGTACGAAGGAATTTTTATGAAAACCAAAATACGGCTTTATGGTACACAAATTCGCCAAGATGAACAAGGGCGTTTTTGCTTAAATGATTTACATCAAGCAAGTGGTGGTGAAAGTCGTCATCGTCCTGCTTACTGGTTATCAAATCAGCAAACGCAAGAGTTAATCGGCGAAATTTCAAAAGACGGAATTCCGTCTATCCTTACAAAACAAGGACTTGGAACATTCGTAAGTAAAGAACTTGTTTACGCTTACGCAATGTGGATTAGTCCGAAATTCCACTTACACGTTATTCGTACATTTGACAGCTTGGCAAGTCATCAAAATCCGACCGCACTTTTACCGCAAAACTACGTCGCAGCATTGCATGAGTTGGCGGAATCTGTTGAGCGGGAAGAAGTTTTAAAGTTGGAAAACAAACAGCAAGCCGATCGCATTGAAGCGATGAGTAATTACTTCCGGGCGGGAATGACCGCACCTCAATTCGTTAAGAGCTTAAACGGCGTAAATTCGACGCAAATCAATGCATTTTTGCAACAAAAGAATTGGCTTTATAAAGATCAACGCGGTGAATGGCGCGTAACGTCTTATGCTTGCGATCGGTATATGACCGAAGAAACTAACGAGGTTGTGCCTCACGGAGCGGATCCGATTATCAAGTACAAGCCAACGTTACTTAAAAAAGGCGCAGCGAAACTCTATGAGTGGTACGCAAAAGGGTTGTTGCCGATGAAAGCAACGTGGAACGGCAAATTTATACAAGAGAAGGCGGTGGGGTTATGAGTTTTAATGCAGTAGCGAAAGCAGTTGAAATTCTGTTATCAGGTAATCTCAAGCTTGTATTTATTTTAATGGCTAACTATGCCGATGAAAAAGATTGCTGTTATCCAAGTAAACCCATCCAACATAACTACTAAAAATAATCCAACATAAATGGGAAAAATTTGGATGAAGTGGGAAGAAATGAAAAAGGCGAAATGAAATAGAGTTACACATAGAGAAAAAGAAAACCCAGCGACTTTTTACGGTCACTGGGTTTGTTTTTTAGGATTGGACAAACATATCGAACTGTCGTTTGGCAATTTCTTCTTTCTGCACGCGTTTGACGATTTTGTAGATCCATTGCAAAGATAAACCATACTTCTTAGCAAGGTAGGCGTGATTATTGCCCGTGAACTCGTTGAAAATTTGCTTTTCACGCTCACAGGCGAAAAGCGACATTGATTTCGGCACATACACATTCAAACCTCCCCAGTTGTAGCCCGTCTTCAATGCTACAATCATGCCGATATTTTCCGCGGTTTCCGCGTCCATTTCGGGGTAACATTCACGCACCGCCATTACCGTATATTTCGCCAAATCTGCCAATAAATCAGGGGCTTTGGTTTGAAAGTCATTATTGTCAAATTTGGCTTCATTCATCATTTACCTACTCGTTTTTTCCACTGTTTTAACTGCTCAATAATAGATGCCGTTTGCTCACTATCCAGCTCACACCAGTCTGCAACGTCCGCATAATATCGAGCAACAAACGCATTCAATGCTGCCGAACTGCTTTCCTCAGCCACTACTTTCCATACTGCCCACAATTTCCGCTGAACGGCAGAAAGGTGTGAAACATCATGCGGTAAGCGAATTTTTGCACCTTTTTGTTGCAATATTTTGACCAGTTTCACTAGCTCTGAATAGCTTATATTTTTCGCAGAATTTTGGTAGAATTGTTTAGATAATAGACTTCGATACGTCTCATCGTCCATTCCCAACTGACTTTTCCCAATATGCACCAGCTGCAATAATCGTTTTCTCATCGTTTACCTCTTAAAATTGCTTTCAATCTTTGTAAATTACTTTCCACTTGTGCCTTTTCCTGTGCCATTTCTTCTACACTTTTGGGCGGTGGTGGCGGAAGCTCAGGATATTCACGCTGTGGCAAGGCTTCTAGCAGTTGTTTTGGCGTAGGGAACCAATCACTAGTCTGCCCAAGTGTCATAAATGCCGTCTCAAACCGCACCTTATCCAACTCCATATCCCACGACTTTTTATAAGTGATCACCCGATACCACGCCTCCAGTGTTGGCTGTATCACATCTTCCGTTGGCGAATTTTTTAGGCGTAACAGCAATAACATTGCCACGCCTTGAGCTAGCACAGGTTTTAGCCATTGATTGTTTTGCCCCATTCCAACGCTCCTTTAATTGCGTTCATTTTATTGCTTGCAAACGGTCGATTTTGCTCAGGATTTTGCACCGCCACCGCTGTGCCGATAGGCTTGTAGCCTGCAATAATTTCCAACAAATAACCGTGCGACTTCATCGGAAGGGTAAAATTGACACGGTTCGCCATCATTTGGTTAATGGCATAAATCCACGCCTCAGGCGGTGCAGGAAACTCACGCCCATCACGTTTGATAGCCTTAGCCTGTATCATCGGTGTGAGTTCGCCCAGCAAGGTTGCCACACGGTCGAACGTGAGTGAACTTTTCGCAGGACGAAACAGCCCCAAATAACGAATTAGGGCTTCGCCTAACTCGCCACTTACTAACAATGCCGCATTTAACGCATCACTGGCAGCTTTGTTGGCAATCAACGCGTCCAACGAATGTAACGCCCCACACGCACTACATTTCACTTTCATTTTCGGTTCTCCTAATACAAGAAAACCGCCCGAAGGCGGTTTGGTTTATCTTAAAAAGTAATACCAAGTTTCATCAGAATCCCTTTCGCATTATGGACATATACTTTTGCGTATTCCGTTTGTCCTTTGTCTAGTGATTTTTCAGCCTGTTCCAGCTGAATAATCGCTTGGCGAAGTTGCATTTTTAAGGCTTCTAGTGTGGAAATCATTGTCTTTTCTCCCGTTTACCTTGCCATGCTTTGCAGTAGGTTTTGCGCGTGTTGCACCACTCACGTTGTTTGAGTGTTACCGCTTGCTTTGCTGCTTCTCCCCACAATTCACTAGCTCGGGCATAATTGCCAGAACGCTCCATTGCTGCTGCGGTTTCTGTTGCTTCGCGATAGGCTTCTTCTAGCACATCGCGGTCGATCTTTGGTCTTCGACTCATTTCCGCACCTCTTCATCATTCGGCTTAATCACAAACTCTTCTACGCCTTCTCGAATAGTTACGCCCGAAATAGAGCGTGCAATATCAGGCTCGGCAAGCATCGCTTCCTTATTGAGCTCTTCTTTCGTGCGAATAAAGCGAAAAAGCCCCAAATTGCGCAGGCTTTCTAAAATGCCGTCAATGCCTTTGGCAACCACTGCAGGCGGTTTGGCACGCCATTGTACTTCTCCGGTGGTAAAGTAAGCCGTCCTCTGTTTGCCGCCGTTAGTGAGCTCTAAACGACGAGTTTCACAAAACGCCTGCACCGCCTTTTGCAACGGCTTCACTTGTTCTTTCAGCGCGGTCAACTGTGCCGTGTATTTTTCATCAACCGCTGCTTTCTCGTCCGCTTGCTGGGTGGTCAATCGCACCTGCTCACGCTCTAAATCGCCGATCTGTTTAATCGCCAACGCCACTTCATCTTGGGTTTGCAAGGCGATTTCTTGCACTTCACTTTTTACTCTTGTTGCGCGTTTAGCCATTTTTTAATTCCTTACTGATTGTGAGTTTGATTTTTCCGCATTTCTTGCCTAACACGGCTTCCAGTATCGTTTCATTGCCATTTACTGAACCATTAAAATGTGTGATACCGCCAAATAACGCCTGTGTAATGCCATCTCGGTCATCTACGAGTGCTTTTGCTAAGGCTTTACAGCAAATCAGGAAATTTTCAGGATCTTTACGAGTAATAGGTTTCATTTTAGCCATTGTTTGTTACTCCTTTTTGGCAAGTATAAGGATAAAAATCTGCGTTAATTTTTGGGGTTAGGCTGCCGTTGGGCGAGCGGAGGTAAACTACACCGCTGATACAAAGTTCGGCATACGCCCACGTTTGCTTTTGTATCATTCCGTCATCACAGCCAGCCAACAAAAATGCGGTTAAAATTAAGGTTGTTTTTCTCATATCGCCCCCTAAACCTGCATCACTACATCGCCGTTCACTTTCGGCACACCTAAACTTTCAGCCAAGTTCATCGCTGCCGTGAGCAAGTTGTTTACTGCGAGCGGATAAAGCAAACTAGTGGTAGTTTTGTTTCTGCCCACCGCCGTTAAGCGTTGTCGCACTGCTAAAAACGCGTCTTCTTCAAAAATATCGCTGAGTTTTTTGCCCACTTTAGCCAAGCGGAACGCCACATAGTTTTCCAACTCTGCATCAAGGGGCGCGAGTTCCACTACTTCACAGCGTTGCACCACTTCGCGGACTTCGGTGTTGCGTTCGGAAAGTTTCAGCTTTAACTCAGGCTGACCAATCAACACAATCGAAATCAGCTTTTTAAAGCCATCTTCCAACTCAAAAAAGCGCTTCAAGTGTTTAAGCGTCGGAATTGGCAAGGAGTGGGCTTCTTCGATGATTAGCACGTTGGAATAGCCCGATTTGCAACTTTCTTTCAACACTTGGTGCAACTGGCGGAAACGTGCTTCAGGCGAACGCTTCACGCTTTGCAGTGGGGCAAGGGTGGAAATAATCGCTTCGGCAATGTGTGCCGCTTTGAGCGTTTTGCCTTTGATGTCGTTGTCTTCCATTGCGATGATGTAAGGCTCAATCACCGCAATCGGGGTGTTTTCGGCGCGAATGCGGTCAATCAAATCACGGCGTAGCGTGGATTTACCTGCACCACTTTCGCCCACCACCGCCATAAAACCACCGTGCTTAGCAGTTTGATAGAGCGACTCACGCACATAACGAATGTCGCTAGTGGCGAAAACTTCGTCAGCCGAGCGAATATCGACGGAAAAAGGGTCAATCGGTAATAAAAAATGTTTCTTAGTGGCTGGAAATAAAGCCTGTTTTGCGAGTAACATAATCTCGTCCTTAATGTCTTGTTTGGTTTTAAGGGCGGAAGCGGTAGGCTCGGTCGCCAAACTTTCCCCTGTCGCTTCCTTTTCTAATAGCGTTGCAAGCGGTTGGTTTATCCCAATCTTTTGCAAAGACACTATTAAACTCTTCTCAAATGTCGCCCACTCCCGCACCCGTTGATTATGGTTTATCAACTGAGAAATGGTCGCAGGCGACACATTCATCATCTGTGCTAACTGCCTTAAGCTCACGCCCTTATCAATCAGCACCTGTTTTAGTTTCAGCATAAAATGCTCCTTCAATAATTTCCCTTCTTTTGTAAAGAGGGGTTAGGGGAGATTTTGGGGCAATCACGCCGCTAATAGTTTCAAGTGTGAGCGTGTCGGCTCTGGCGCCATAAACTCCGCCTTGAACTCATCAAAGCCCAAGCCCAGCAACCGTTCAGCTTCCACCTGCGGTACACCTTGCGGATATTTGCCGGTAATCCATTGATAGCATTCGCCCGTCCACAACTCGCCCCAGCGTGCTTTGCCGTTTTTGGCAAACTCCACCGCCGACATCGGTTTTTGCTCAACACGGCGTGCGTTGGTGGTGAGTTCGTGTTCTTGTCCTTTGTTCGGTAAGAACCACGTTAGCTTGCTCTCTTCGATGTGTTTGTAAGGGTTGATTTCGCCGTTGAATAACGGTGCGTTGGCTTTCTTGGCTCGCTTCAACTCGTCTTCGGTTTCTACGCCATAAGCCAGTTGCTCCGCCTGTTCCTTATTTGCTTCAAACGCCGTTTTGCGGTGGGCCTTGTATTCTTCGCCGATGATTGCAGCATCTACACGGAAGCCTAGTTCATTCACTTCAATCGGCTCCAGCACTACCCAGTAAGGTTTTAAACTCATCGTGCCATCATCAGCAAAAATCTGCTCAAAGCACTGCACTTGCACACATTCAGGGCGGTACGGATTTTTGCCCACCGTGATTTTCTCGCCAATTTTCACATCAGGTACATCACGCACATCATATCGGCGATTTTCAAAGTTGATTTCCAACTTATCGGTCACCAATCGTTCTGTGAGTGCGGTAATCATCAGCTCTTGGCAAATCTCACGGCTGGGCGGATATAACAAGTCATTGGCGTGGATTTTTCGCCACGCACCGTAACGTGTCATACCGTGTCGGCTATGAATAGCTTTGCCGTTGAAATATCGCATCCACTGGTGAGCAAGCTGGTTTAACTCTGCCAAGCCACTCACATTCATAAACCGCAGCCCACTTTCAAATTGGCGTTCCACAATATCATTGCCTTTTTCCACTTGCCCTTTGGCTCGGGCATTATGGGCTTTTGGCACTTCAATTTTCACGTCCAACTGGTTCAGCAAATGGGTGAACATTTGTGACGTATTGGCAGAGCCACGGTCGAACATCAAAATTTTCGGCACACCGAAAAATGGCTCGGCAGGGTTCTCTTTCTTCTGAATGGCGTTAATAAAGGTTTCAGAAATGTTCTCCGCCGTTTCACCACCATACACATATTCCACATAAATCACGCCACTCGCGTGGTCGGTAATGACATACCGCCACACTCGTTGCGGTTCGACTTTCGCCACATTCGCTGGCTTGTTTTTGTAGAATTGCTCCGCTTCCATTACGCACAACCCATTGCCTTTGCCAGTCTCTTTCAGGTAATACAGCACACACAAAGACGGGTCGATTTGCCAAACGTGGTTCGGGTGTCGGCTTTGCAACTGCACCACAGGGGCAGGGCGTAACAGCTGGTCAGGGTGCAAATTGGCATTGCGTAATGCACGCTCCACTGAACTTGCCGAATAAGGGCGAACTTCGCCTGTCTTCTCGTCCACAAACTCCGCTTTCACTTTGTCATTGGCGCGCAATATGTCCAAAATCCGCTCTAACGTTGCCATGGTTTTGCCGTTTTTGCGCCGTAGGTGTAACCAGGCGGCACTAATCAATTTCAGCTCATTCGCATCCATTTGATGTTTCCCCTTGTCTGACCGCACTTTGCGACCACTCGCAGGGCGGTAGGGCTTAATTTGCCGAAGAAAGGTGGCTCGGCTTAAACCGGTGAATGCACAGCCTTCTTCAATAATTTTTTCCTTCTCGCCAAAGCCTGCTTTCTCCACACGCTCGGCATATTGGGCGAGAACGCTCGGTAGTATTGCCATTGCATTTCCTTAACCCACCACTTCCGCATCTTGAATGTGAGCATCACGCTCAATCTCGTCCAAAATGCTCGTTACACTTTCATCTAACTTGCCGTCAGGTTGATAATCTTCTCTCGCCCATTCAGGTAAGGCTTCGCCGCTTGGCGCATCCTCCAACCCGAAGCGTTCTTTGAGTTCTGACAAAATCAACTGATACTCGGCAAGTACGCCACTCATAAACTGCTTGTGGTCAATGCCTGTGGCTTCCGTGTGAGCGGTTAAGGCTTCAAAGGCTTGGAAAACTTGTCCGCGTAGCACCGCTTCTGCTTTGTAAGAAATCGCTGCCGCTTCTTCGCGTAACACGCCACCGCGTTGTTCAGGCGTTTGGGTTTCAATCGCTTTGGTTTTCTTCGCCAGCTCCAAATCTAAGTGGTTAATCCGCTCATTTTTGGTGGCAAGCACTTTAGCCTGTGCTTCATAATCGTCCGACTTGCGTTTCAACTGGGCTTGTAAGGCTTCTTTCTCCTTCGCGTGTTGGGCGGTTAAATCTTCGATTTTCTCAATCAACTCTTCCTTATCAGTGGTGTCTGAATAATCCGCATCCACAATTTCCGCTCGTGCTTCTTCGGGCAGTTGGCGAAGTTTTCGCATTTCGCGGTAGCCTAAGCCGAGGCGTTGGGAGGTTTCGAGGAAGTCTTCGCCAAGTTTGTAAAGATTAGAAATATCTTCGTCAATTTTTTGGCGACTAAAACCTAAAGCACTGCAAAAATCGTCCCAAGTGCTAACCTGTCGGCGGTTTCCGCTAATGTCTAACATCTCTAAACCCTTATATTTCTTAGCTTCTTTAAATTCTGCTAATACTTTAATGTGCTGACACGTCGTCAGTTTTCGGTGGAAATCACTCATCTTGATCATTCCGAGCATTTCATAAGCATCTGCCATTTCCGCTGTCATCGCTTGAGCCGCCATTACCACCGCATCTTGCTGTTCACTTAATCTTAAATCTGTCATCGCTTACTCCTAAAAACCGCCTGTTGCCACACGGTGGCGCATTTCATTAAATCGCTCATTCACTGCCTGCATATCTTGCTCATAGCACACCGCAAGGTTGAGCAGGGCAAAACTGAGTGTCCAGTTGCCGGTGGGCAATTTGCGCAAAAAGCCTTCGCTTTCTAAAATCGCTGTGGCACGAGTGATATTTACCGGCGTTTCATCAATCGCTTCGCACAAATCCTTATTGCTTAAGCCGTCCATTGTTCGCCCTTTCAGGGCTTTCAAAATCCGCAACGCACGCTGCGTGCCGTTAATTTTCTCTTTCATTGTAAAAATCCTTTCTCTTTCAACCGTGCCACCGCATTTGGATCACGCATAAACGCTGGCGTGGATAAATCAATTTGGGTAATTGGATCAATTACTTTGTAACCTTGTTTTCTGAGTAGGTAACTCATTAGTCTGTTTAACAGTTTCATCTTGTTCTCCTATTGTTTTCTAAAATAAAGAGCAGTTAGATTTTTCGCTGTTTTTTCCAAATTGTTAAAGAGCAGGTTGCGTGATTAAGCCGCCGCTTTTAAGCCGAGTTTCACGGCGATTTCATGTCCGATACCACGTTTAGCTTTAATCGTGCCATTCAACACGCGGTAAACATACAATCGGTCATAACCGTGTTCTCTTGCCCAATCAGCGAAAGATTCACCGCGAGCTTCAAACTCGCTTTTCACCTGTTCAGGCGTTTTAACATTCAGCATTTTTTTCTCCTGTTGTGGTATAATTGATAAACAATCAATAAATCATTTATTACATTTGTAAGATTATATTACATTTGTAATGTTTTCAAGGGGAAATTTATGGATTCTTTCAAAGGGAAACTTATTCGCTTAAAAAATGAACTAAATGTGGAAACAGATAAGGAAGTTGCAGAGTATTTGGGAATGACCAATAACGCATTCACAGTGAGAAAAAGTCGAAATAGCTTCCCCGAAAAAGAGCTTTTCGCCCTAAAAGCCAAATATCCAGAATTAAACCTTGATATGGATTACATCTTGCTCGGTCATCGCCATGAAACTTATGAAGCAATGGAAAAAAAAGCGTTAAAAGATATGCCGAAGCCCGATTTTTCAGACAAAACAGGCTTATTGGTGCAGTTATTTATGCAGTGTGATGATCAAGGGCGTGCGGCGATTTTAAGCGTGGCTCAGACAATGGCGGCAATGGGACAAACTGCAGGAACAACTAACATTTCACAGCAATTCAATAACAGCAACATTTCAGGCAGCAACTTTACAGTAAAAAACAACAAATAATGCAGCAATTTAATCACAACATTATTTCCGATAGCACATTCATATTAAATTACCTTGATGGAATGAATGAAGAAGAGACGAAAGAAGTCTTAACACAATTTTCAGATGAACAACTCCAACAGGCAAAGAAGTTGTTGAAAAAAGAATATCGCAGTATTTTTCTTTCACCTTTTACATTTAAATGGTTTTGGATATTGTTGGCGTGCGTGCCACTCTTACCGAGCACAGTAAAATTTGCTCCAGAAATGCTGGCAAGTATCTATGCTGATGATCTTATTATGATGATGACATCAGTGCTTGGCACTTTTGCTGTTGTGTTTTTGATATTCATGGGGCTGATGAATTTTAGTATCGCCAAAATGCGGCTTGATATTGAAGCCATAAACCAACTTTTAAAAGAAAGCCGAAGCCGATTTAAACTTATCGAAAATGAACAGTTTTCCCGTAAATATCAATACTGGAAGATGAAATATAACGTTAAAAATCAACTAACCGACTATATGGAGTAACCAATGAATGAATAAATTACTAGTTGTTGCATTATCAGCATTTATGCTTACTGCTTGTGGTGAAAGCGATCCGAACGCTCCAACTCAAGATGAGAAAAATACTATTGAATTAGCTTTTATTAACAATATACCAAAATCATCAGACTCAGCAATTCGATGCAGAACAAATAAAGTTGCTGAACGTTACTATATAGGGTGTTCGGTAGTAGCCGTTGGAAAACAAAGTAATATTTATTTGTTCCTTTACAATAAGGATAAAGATCCTATTAAACGTTTCTATGCGTTGAATGGTTCAGCTATGTCTAAGTATGACACATATCTCAAGTCAGAACCTATGCTCGGTAGTTACAAAGATACTTTTGGCTTGCCAATGGAAAAGGACATTGATTTGAATGTAGTTCTTAATGAATTTAATAAATAGGAAATAAGTATGAAAAAATCCCTAAAATACGTCGCTTTCGCCCTACTAGGCGTAGCGGCTGCCGTATTTGCCAAAGAACAATTCCAATGCGAAGGCAAACGCACCTGTAAAGAGATGGATAGCTGCGAAGAAGCCCGTTTCTATCTCACTCAATGCGGTGTCAGTAGCCTAGACCGAGACAAAGACGGCGTGCCTTGTGAAAGTATTTGTGGTGGGAAGAAAAAGAAATAAAGTAAGGAGTTATAAAATGGATATTGGATCAATTACTACAACATTAGACGTTGTTAAAAACGTAGTTCATCAAGTCAATTTACTAAAGAATTTAACTGACGATATTGAAAAAGCTACCGAAATTCAGCAAGCTAAACAGAAAGCCTTGGAATTAACTAATACCATAATTTCTTTGCAAGGTGCGATTATGTCTATGCAAACTGATTATATGCTGTTGCTAGAAGAGAATAGGAGCCTTAAACAAGCTCAAAATGAATTAGAAAACTATCAACTTATTAGTTACCAAACCGAAAATATCTTAACAGAAGAGGTTTGGGTCTATGAATATATAGGAGATAAAATGCCTAAACATTATTGCTGCCCAATCTGTTTCGAGAATGGCAAACGTTCAATTCTTCAGAAAACTAGAAAAAACATTACACTAGCATCTGTTGGAGAATTCTTTGAATGTGGAGCTTGTGAGAAAAAATATCGAATTGGTGGCTATGTCAAAAATAAATAAGAATTTATCTAAACCAGTTTAAAATCAGTTCCCACACGCATTAAGTAAACTCCAGTTATCAAGTATTCCTTTGATAACTGGAGTTTTTTTATGGCTAATCCCACCATCACCAAAATCGTGATTCACTGCTCAGCCACGCAAAACGGCAAGCAGTTACGCACCACCACTCAAACCGCCGCACAACGTATCGACGACTGGCACAAACAGCGTGGCTTTCAGCGTTTAGCGGGCAACTACAAGCAATTCAATCCGCACTTACAACATATTGGCTACCACTTTGTGATTGACACCGACGGCACGGTCGAAACTGGTCGCAAAGAGGGCGAAACAGGCGCACACGTTAAAGGGCATAATCTAAACAGCCTTGGCATCTGCTTGGTCGGCGGTATTACCAAAGACAAACGCAATCACGGCGAATATACGGAAGCCCAATGGAAAGCCCTGCACCGCTTGCTTCGCCAATTAGAAGCCAAATATCCCAGTGCTCGCATTTGTGGACATCGTGATTTAAGCCCCGACCTCAACGGCGACGGCACAATCACGCCAAACGAATGGATTAAAGACTGCCCGTGCTTTGATGTGTGGAGCTGGCTGGATAGAGAAGAAATCGTGAATATTGAGCATTTATTTAAATAAATCTCCCCTAACCCCTCTTTACAAAAGAGGGGAACGGTAAAACGGAGAAAAAATAGCCCCCTTCTTTAGAAAAGAGGAGCTGGGGGAGATTTGAAGAATACGGAGAACACAATGAAAAAATTAAGCAATAACGCCAAAATTAGCCGTGCAATCAATAAAGGTCGCACGGTCGCTCAATGGTTTTACTTACGCTGGAGTTACTAATGGCGCTCAAAGAATTGATTACCAATGACAACGGTCGCCTTTCTACTACCGCCTTTATCCAGTTTTTCGGGGCGTTATTGATGGCTGGCATTTTGGTATATGCCGTCTGGCTTGACCGCGCTTATGTAGGCGAACTCTTTACTACCTTCGCCCTATTTTGCGGAGGTGGCGTAGCAACCAAAGGCTTTGCCAATGCGTTAAATAATCGGGGGCGAGAAGAATGATGGCTTACTTAATTTTAGGTGGGGTTGCGGTGGTTTTGGTCAGCGGTGCGATTGCCTGTTACAAAATTCGCAAATCTCAACAGGAAATCGACCGCTTGTTTAAGCAAAACGAGCAACTGCAACAAGAAAAAGTGGTGGCTCAAACCCAAGTGAAACATTTTGAAACGAGAAAAAAGAATGAAGAAAACAACCGCACTTCTGATCGCAATGGGCTTATTGACCGCTTGCAACAGTCGGGTGATCTCCGTGATTAACCCCAGCTGTTCGGGCTTTGGTGTAATCAAGGCAAGCCGTCAAGACACCACAGAAACGCTCCGTCAAATTGCGGTGCATAACGCGACCTATCGGGAAATCTGCAAGGAGACGAACAATGACCATTAACGTGGAATTTTGGCACTTGGTCGGGTTGCTGCTTTCATTCTTAGGTTGCTGTTTTGGCTTTGCCAAGATTTTAGTATCGCAGTTTCAAAATAGTTTGAGTGAACGCCACCAAAACCAGCTCAAAGTAAACGACAAAGTGGAAGAATTGGAAAAGCAATTCAATCAAATGCAGTCGTCCTTGCCGCTCGTTTATGTGTTGCGAGATGACTACATTCGCGGGCAAACGGTGCTGGAAGCCAAAATGGATGCCCTACACAAAACCTTAAGTGATTTATACAAAATGGAGAGTGCAAAATGATGGAAAAAGCCCGCCGAGAAGGTATGCGTTGGCACTTGCTCAATACTTTACACAAAGCTATGCCATACACCACCAGCGAACAATTTTTGCGTGATGTGATGGCAGGCATTTACCCAAATGTCACGCCGCACGAAATCCGTCAGCAGTTGGAATATCTTTCCGACCGCAAACTGGTGGAACTGACCAAACAACCGCACGGCGTATGGTTTGCCGATATTAACCGCCTAGGTGTGGACATTGTGGAATACACCATCGACTGCCAAGCAGGAATTGCACGCCCTGAAAAGTATTGGGCGTAAGGGCAGCCTTGAGCGAACAAAAGAGGAAAAAAGAGTATGGCTCCCCGTTCAAGTATCGAAAAACTGCCCGAAGATGTCCGCCGCTGGCTGGAACGCGCCTTAACTGAGAACGGTTTTTCAGGTTATGTGGAATTGGAAAATCTCCTACGTGAGAAAGGCTATCAAATCAGCAAGTCGGCAATTCATCGTTATGGGCAAAAAATTGAACGCCGTTTTAAGGCAATCAAAGACAGCACCGAAGCTGCACGTATTATCGCTGAAGGCGCAGAAGATAAGGAAGACAAACGTAGTGAAGCCTTGATGGGGATGTTGCAGTCGTCTTTGTTTGATGCGTTGGTCGATATTGAAGAAGCCAAAGATGATGAGATGACCCCGATGGAGAAATTCCAAGCCCTAAGTTTTGCAGGCAAAAATGTGGCATCACTCATTCAAGCAAGCACCAAGCTCAAAGTCTATCAAGCTGATGTGAAACGCCGTGCGGAACTTGCCGCTGAAGAAACGGAAAAAATCGTAATTCAGGCGGGCTTATCGGCAGAAACCGCAGACAAAATCAAACAGCAAATTTTAGGTATTGCATAGTGAAAGAGCTTATTCCCTTTGATCCAAACGAGCTACTGCTAGGTTATCAAAAACGTTGGATAGCAGATAAATCTCAGCTCAAAATCGCTGAAAAGTCTCGTCGAACAGGTTTGACGTGGGCAGAAGCTGCTGATGATGCTTTGATTGCCAGCCTTGCTAAAAAAGATGGAGGCTCTGATGTGTTCTACATTGGGTCAAACAAGGAAATGGCACGCGAATTTATTGACGCGGTGGCAATGTGGGCAAGGGCGTTTAACTATGCAGCAGGCGAAATTCAAGAAGAAGTGTTGCAAGATGAAGATAAGGACATTCTGACTTATGTGATCTATTTTGCATCAGGCTTCAAAGTGAAAGCCCTTTCCAGCAACCCGAAAAACTTGCGTGGTATGCAAGGCGTGGTGGTGATTGATGAAGCAGCCTTCCACGAATACCTTGCGGAAGTATTAAAAGCCGCTCTTGCTCTCACTATGTGGGGTGCAAAAGTGCGGTTGATTTCTACCCACAACGGTGCGGACAACCTTTTCAATGAGCTGATTTTAGATAGTCGGGCAGGCAGAAAACGCTACTCAGTGCATACGATTACCCTTGATGATGCCTGTGCTGAAGGGTTATACCAACGTATTTGCCAAGTCAGCAAGCAAGAATGGACAGCCGAAAAAGAAGCAGAATGGAAAGAAAACTTACTCAATGACACGGCAACCAAAGAAGATGCAGAAGAAGAATACTATTGCGTGCCGAAAAACGGCACAGGCCTATGGCTCTCACGTGCGTTGATTGAACGCCAAATGAGCGAAAGCACGCCCGTAATCCGAATGACGGCAAAAGATGGCTTTAGCCTTGTGCCTGAACCGACACGCTATCAGGAAATGCAGGATTGGTGTGAAACTACGCTTCAGCCGATTTTGCAAACCTTAGATAAAACGCAATTACATTTTTTAGGCGAAGACTTTGCTCGCAGTGGCGATATGACTTCTTTTGTCGTGTTAGCTCAACAGCAAAACTTAACCAAAAGCGTTCGGTTGATTGTGGAGCTGGGCAATATGCCTTACAAGCAACAAGAACAAATTGTGCTGTTTATGCTCAAGCATTTGCCACGCTTCGCCGGTGCAGCTTTTGATGCACGAGGGAACGGGGGCTATTTAGCTGAAGTCGCTCGCGATGCGTTTGGTTCATTGGTAGATTGCGTGCAGTTATCGGAAAAATGGTATCGCGAACACACCGCCCCATTTAAAGCCGCACTCGAAGATGGCGAACTCGACAGCATTCCCAAAGATGCAGATATTCTTGCCGATTTACGTTCGTTCCAAGTGGTGAAAGGCGTGCCACGCATTCCCGATAAACGAACCAAAAGTACAGACGGCAAAAACAAACGCCACGGCGACACCGCAATTTCTTTATTGCTCGCTCATTATGCCAGCCGTCAGCTGGTGCAGTTGCCTGTTAAAGCTCACAGTCGCAAACCAAGAGCCAGCCGAAAATTAACGAAAGGATATTAACCATGATCGCATTTGTAACTTTAACCATTTCTGCCGCTGTGCTGATTTTTTACGACAAACCGTTTTGGTGGGTATTTTTATTGCTTGCCGCCTTTGTGGATTATGAAAAATAAGGAAAGCCAATGACACCAAAAAAACAAGATTTAATCCGCGTCATCGCCAGCCGTGCCAACGCCATTGACTATTGGTCGTTTATGCACTACCTGCCGAACCCCGATCCTGTGCTGAAGAAAATGGGCAAGGATATTTCGGCTTATCGTGAAATTTTATCCGACAGCCACGTTGGGGGCTGTGTTCGCCGTCGCAAAGCGGCAATCAAAGGGCTGGAATGGCGAATTACTCCGACAGGTAATGAAAAAACAGACGAGATTTTAACCGCACTTTTCGACCGCTTGCCGATGTCGCATATTATCAGCCAAATTTTAGATGCCACGTTGTTTGGTTATCAGGCGTTGGAAGTGATGTGGGAAAGCAAAGACGGCTTACTGTTACCAACGGCAATCGTAGGCAAACCTCAAGAGTGGTTCGTCTTCGATGATGAAAATCAACTTAAACTTCGCACCAAAGAGAACATCAACGGCGAAGAACTGCCGCCTTATCGAATGTTGCTGGCAACCCAAAATGCGACCTACATCAACCCGTATGGATTGGGCGATCTCTCGCTCTGCTTTTGGGCAGCGACTTTTAAGAAAGCAGGCTTTAAGTATTGGTTGGAATTTACCGAAAAATACGGCTCGCCTTGGCTAGTGGGGAAACATCCGCGACAAGCGCAAATTCATGAAGTGGAAGACTTGCTCGACAGTATGGAAGCAATGCTCGGCACAGCGGTTGCCGCCATTCCTGATGACAGCTCAATCGGCTTAGTGGAAGGTTCTGATAAAAGCGGGTCATCCGAAGCCTTTGATAACTTTATCAAGTATTGCAAATCGGAAATCGCCATTGCGATTTTAGGGCAAAACCAAACCACCGAAGCGGAAGCCAACCGAGCATCTGCCACCGCAGGGCTAGAAGTCACCCGTGATATTCGCAACGATGACGCCAGCCTTGTAGAAGGCGTGTTCAATCAGCTGTTGAGCTGGATTTGTGAACTCAATTTCAGCGTGGACACCTTGCCAACCTTTGAACTGTTTGAACAAGAAAACATCGACAAACTACAAGCCGAACGCGATAAGCTCTTAACTGAAATGGGAGTAGGCTTTACCGAGCAATATATCCACCGCACTTATGGTTTTGAAGAGGGCGATATTGTGATGCAAGAAATCTCCCCTAACCCCTCTTTACAAAAGAAAGGGACGGATAAGGTGGATTTTGCCGAGCCAATCCCCAAAAGCGTGATTGAGACCATCGGCGAACAGTTGGAAGTAGAAGGCGAAGCTCACGTTGAGCATTGGTTGCAAAGTATTCGCGACCAACTGGGGCAAGCCGAAAGTCTTGAGGATTTCCGCAATCAGCTGGATAGCCTAATCCCAGAACTCAGCTATGCCGAATATGGCGAACTGCTGGCGTGGGGTTCAACCGCTGCCCAATTTGCAGGGCGACAATCCGTAGAAGATGAGCGTAAATAATGGACAAATTCACTTTTGAACAACAGGTGCGGTACTTTGAGAAGAAACTCAACTTGCCCACCAATAGCTATCTTGATGTGCTTGGCGAAGAACACGACTACTTTTTTATGGTCGCAGGAGCAAACCGCAATGAAGTGCTGCTTGCCTTTCGTGAAGCAGTGGACGAAGCCATCAACAACGGCGAAACGCTGGAGAGTTTTCGCAAGCGGTTTGACGAAATTGTCGCTCGCACAGGTTGGGATTACAACGGCGGCAGAAATTGGCGAACTCGTATTATTTACGACACCAACGTTTACGCTGCCTACAATCGCGGACGGTTGCAGCAACATTTAGATTTGGCTGATGTGATGCCTTATTGGGAATATCATCACCACGACAACGCTCACCCACGTCAAGAGCATATTTATTTAGACGGCATGATTTTGCCCGCAAGCGATCCATTTTGGCGTTATTACTACCCCATTAAAGCCTACGGCTGCCACTGCACCGTCACCGCTCACGATGAAGATGATTTGAAAGAGATGGGCAAAACCGTCACCCCATCGCCTGAAATCGAATGGCAGGAAAAACTAGTCGGCACACGTTCGGGCAATCCAAGAATGGTACGCGTGCCGAAAGGCTATGATGTAGGATTTCAACCGCATAATTTTGAACGCTTGACTGCAGGGCGAAATGCAGACGTTGATCAGTTGTTGTTCAATAAGTTCGTCAATGCCGAACCGAAACTCGCCAGCCTGCTGATTGAAAACGTGTTACAAAATCCCCGAGCGGTGATGATGTTAAACGGCGCGATGAAGTTGATGGTAGATACCGTCTCTACCGAAAAACTGGCGCGCGGACAGATGAAAAACGTGGGCGTAATTCCTGCCAAAGTGATTGATAAATTGACCGCACTTGAAAAAGCTCCACAGTCAGCCGTGATTGCAGTTAGAGATGAAGATGTATTGCACGCCCTGCGTGATACCAAGCAAACCAAAGGCATTAACCTGCCGATTGAATTTTGGGAAGACTTGCCTGAAAAGTTGAAAAATCCAACTGCGATTTTGTTAGAAACGGATCAGAAATTACCCACCTTGCTTTTTATCTATGAAACCGAGCAAGGCAAGGTTGCGGTAAAAATGGACTATGAAATCAAACTGAAAGATGAGTTAAGTAAGAAAAAGCTACCTCATAAAGTCAATTTGGTCAGAACAGCGAGTGTATTTACAGATAAGTCGGGAATGCACAAATATGAAGTGTTGTGGGGGAAACTATAACGGTGGTTTGCCTGATTCGAACAGGATAATGAGCCTTTGACAGCACAACCTTTCCAGTAGGAAACCTCCACCGTTAGAAATACTATACGCCCAACTTATTTTTTAATCAATAGGAGAATAAAAAATGACTGAAGAACAAGAAAAATTAAAAGCCTTAGAAGTGCTACCACATTTCCAAGGCTTAACAATTAACGAAGCGCAAGCCGTACTAAATTGGGTTTCAGCTTACATTCACGATTATCAAAAATTTGATATTAGTAGTGTGTTTGTATCTCGTCCAGTAGGCTCAAGATCTTGTCGCGGTTCTGAATGATCTCAATCATCGCTTCACGATAACAATCGCTAGTTGTGCTAATACCTTTAGCTTTCTTTTCCGCCTTAATGGATTTAGCCAATGTAGCGACTTGTGCAACGAAGATATTTTGTAGCAAATAAGTATTTTCTTGCATAATAAATTCCTTAAATTAAAGCGTGGCAACATTACCACGCTTGCATTTTAGAGCGGAATAATCCAATGATCAAAATCAGCCTAAACGACATGCAAGCGGTGGAAAAACTCCACCGTATTGCAAATCAGCTCAAACAACCCCGCAAGCTCTACGGCGTATTGGGCGAAACCTTGAAAAAAATCCACGCGGAACGGTTTAAGCAGGAAGTTGATCCTGATGGTAACAAATGGAAGCCTCTTTCACCAATCACCCAAGAGATAAAAGGCAATGACAAAATCTTAAAACATCGAGGCTATTTATCTGAGAGAACGGCTTACAACTACGATAACAACAGCGTTGAATTTGGTTCAGATGCCAAGTATGCCAGATTGCACCAATTCGGTGGTGTCATTAAACCGAAGAAAGGCAAGCGATTAAAATTTGGTAAAGGCGACAACACCGTCTTCGCTAAACAGTCAAAAATTCCTGCTCGTCCGTGGTTAGGTGTCAATTCACAAAATGAGCAAAAATTATTAGAGAAAGCAAAGGCTGTTCTACAACGCCAAATCGACCAAAATCTATAGTATCGCCCAATTTTCAAAAATAACGCATAAAACGCCCATTGTGGCGTTTTAAATCCCATTCGATAAATTATCGTCTAAATCTCCTTGGGCGTGTTTATAAACACCGATAAACACGCCAAAACGCCCCATTCACTCCCTTCTCACTTTCTCTTTCCCATTTTCATTCCTTAAACCAGTTTAAAAGTAACAAGCGGTCGTTTTTTCTATGATGTTTGCCAACACAAGGAGAATCGAATGACCCTGATTGAAATTTTTAAAGCAGGCAAACGCCCAGATGCACACGGTACAGTAGTGGAAATCACCCCAGCCGATTTGCAACAGGCGGTAGAAGCCTACGATGTCGCCTATCACGAAGCCCCTGCCGTTATCGGACACCCCACAATGGAAGCCCCCGCCTATGCGTGGGTGAAAGGCTTGCAGTTAGACGGCGATGTGCTGAAAGCCGAGCTTGACCAAGTTCATCCTGAATTTGCCGAAATGGTCACAGATGGGCGTTTCAAAAAAGTGTCGGCATCTTTTTACCTTGCCAATAGCCCTGACAATCCAAAGCAAGGCTCGCTCTATTTACGCCATGTCGGTTTTTTAGGCGCAATGCCCCCAGCTGTGAAAGGCTTGCGTAATCCTGAATTTTCAGAGAGCGAGCAAGGCATTGTGGATTTTTGCGAAGAGGCTACTACCCAAGCAACAGCAGCCCCAGCAACTATTAACCCCACTCAAACTGAACCAACTCAAGGAGAACCTGAAATGAGTGCAGAAGAGAAAGCGGAATTAGACCGCTTGCGTGCTGAAAATCAGCAACTCAAAGATGAAAACGCCAAAGCAAAAGCCGAAAAAGCGGAAGCCGAACTCAATCAAGCTAAAGCTGAAAATGCCGACTTTGCTGAAGGTTTAGTGAAAGCGGGCAAACTTGCCCCGATTGCTAAACAGCAAGCGGTAGATTTATTGAACTATGCTTCCACCACAATGCAAGGTGGTGTAGTTGAATTTAGCGAAGGCGAAAACCTACACAGCAAACTCAAAGCCTTTTTGGGGGCTCAGCCACAAGTGGTGAACTTCGGTGAAGTCGCCACCAAAGACAAAGCGGCAGCACCGCAAGATGGTACGGTGGAATATTCCGAAGGCACAAACCCAGCCAGCATCGAAGCTGACCAAAAAATTATGGCGTATGCCAAAGAACACGGCGTGAGCTACACCGCCGCTTTTAATGCAATTTATCAATAGAAGGGAAATTTATGACTGCTCACAATCTCGCAGCACTCCGTGTGCAAGATCCTGTTTTAACCAAATTGGCACAGGGCTATCACAATTTAGAACTCATCGGCGAAATGTTAATGCCGACCGTCGAAATCGACAAAGAAGCGGGCAAAATTCCGAAATTCGGTCGCCTTGCATTCCGCTTACCAAGTACGGTGCGTAACTTACGCGGTACATCCAATCGTTTAGACCCTGAAGACATCACGGCAATCGACGTGGCGTTGGAAGAGCACGATGTGGAATACGCCATCGACTACCGCGAGGAAAACGAAGCAATTTTCTCGCTCCGTCAATTCGCCTTAAACACCACCCAAGATGTGATTGCACTCGGTCGAGAAAAAGAAGTGGCAACGCTCGCGCTTGATGAAAGCAAATACGATAGTGGCAACAAAGTCACGTTAAGCGGTACATCGAAAATCACTAGCAAACAAGCAGACATCTTTGCGATGTTCGACACGGGCATTCGTGCCGTGAAGCGTGCGATTGGTCGCAAGCCGAATGTATGCGTGATTGCAGGCGATGTGTGGGCGGCGTTGAAAGAACACCCTGCGGTGATTGAAAAACTCAAATACTCACAGGTGGCGATTGTAACGCCTGAAGTGTTCGCCAAATTGATTGGTATCGACACCGTGAAAATCGGCGAAGCCGTTTACGAAGAAAGCAATCAGCTTAAAGACATCTGGTCGGACGCTATTGTACTTGCTTACGTTGCACCACGTTCAACCGAACGCAAAGGTACGGTGTATGAACCGTCTTACGGCTACACCGTTCGCCGTCAAGGTGGCTTATTTGTGGACACCTACAAAGAAAACGGTGGCAAGCTCGAAGTGATCCGCACCACCGACATTCACAAACCGCACTTACTCGGTGCATCGGCAGGCTACTTAATCAAAGGTTGCTTATAACCTCAAAAAATCCCCCTCTTTAGTAAAGAGGGGTTAG